CTGGGACAGTTAAAATATTGTTCACCCAGTAGTTAAGGCTTTTAGTATATGCATAAAAAAGTACCTCTGGCCTTTGCTGGGCCACATATACCCAGGCTTTGAAATATTGTTCATTAAAAAAGTCACCAGAAACATGAATTCGAATAATACCTGCTTTTTTTGGTATGCTGCCCAGGATCAAAGCGGCCATATTATCTAAGCTTTTGGCTTCTCTTAAAAGCTCATAATTATGCCAGCGCGCCTTTCTTACGGCAGGATAAACAGCTTCAGCCGAAGCAGCGAAGCAGCGAAATTTTGTTTCTGGTCCGTCTGTTAGCTTCCCTGTTGTTGGGTCAGCTTTACTTAAACAGTCCGAAGCAAAAGGGCAGCTATGCCCTGCAGGTAATGAAAAGGTAAAAATGTTTTTCCCTAGTTTAGCGTTTCCGCTTTGAAATTTTAATAAGTTCATGATATTTTTTTTTGTAGTTTATAGTTTATTTTAGTCGCATGCTAGGGCCCAGGCTTCTAGATCCTGCACAGCTTCAAAAGTTAGATCTAATGTATTAATAATTAATACAGCTAAATTGTTGTTTATTTGATCGTCCGAAATATTGTTTCCTCCTATCTTTTTGATAACTATTTGAGGATCTAAGCCTAAAAGCCTGCTGCATACTTTTGCGTCCTGGCCCAGGTAAAAACGTTTACCGAAGGCCTCAAGCTGCCAGGTCCTGCCGAAGCCATAAGGCCCAGCGCTTATAATTATTTGAGCTGCTGCCCTAGCTTTTAGATCATGTTCAAAATCTTTTACTTTTCTTTTTGTTGTTGTTGTTGTTGCTTGCATGTTTATATTTTTTAGTTGTTGGTAATTTCTTGCCAGATAGTTTTAATTAATGTTACTAATAGAGTCCCGATAATTAGATAAATGATAAAAGGTATTAAGTTAATCATGTTTTTTATTTTAGTTTAGTTAAAAGATAATCTGTTAAAAACCTGGCCGCATTGCCCAGGATCAAGATAAATAAAGATAGGGACCAGATTAAAAGAAAATTGTCTAGTTGTTGCATGTTGTTTTTGTTTATTGTTATTAATAGGACCTAAAGATAAGGATCTAATTAATACAAAGTTGAAAAAAATATAAATATTTTAAAATTATTTTTATCCTGGTTGATATATAAGTATAAGTATTCAATTAATAATTATATATTATATTATTAAGTAGATTAGTAATTTAATATAGTATTAAGCATATAAGTACTTACTATTAAATTAGTGGTTTATGTATTAATATAATACTAAGGGGTATTTTTACTTTTCCCCTTTGAGTGCCTTTCCAATCATTAAATATTATCCCTAACTTCGCCTAACCGACCACATTAATTAACCAATGAATATAAACGCCATTTTAAGCCAATTTAAGCCCGTCAAAAAATTACACGACAAAGTATTAGGCATTGCATGAGATAAACGATTTTTGGGGTATCTAAACGCTAGTAGTGACCCCCTAGCCCTTTTATTCGTGTGATCCAAAATGGCTACCCCTTGTGCCCCCCAAAATTCTGATATAAAACAATGATTTTAACATTTTTAAACATTTGACATGAATAGATACGTTACTTTAGCTTTTGCACTCAAGCATATTAAGAAAGGCAAGAGAATGCTTAAAAGAGCTGCTAAGACTAGAGGATTGCGTAAAATATGTCGAATACTAAAACGAGGATTTTAATGAAAGACACTTATGGCAAGAAGGATTACACGTGCAAATGTGGTACAGTTACCGAAGGATACACGTGGTTTAGTCAAATCAAGACTACACAGTTTGAATGCACCAATTGTGGCAAGTGGTTAGGTTATGATAAGCTAGAGAAGAAGGTCACTAGCATTATTTCAATTCGCACACCAACAAAGAATAGATAATATGAACGCACAATTCAAAGAAATAGCTAAAGAGGCTTTTATCATAGCCTATAAGGAGAACTTTGGCAATATCACCATATCATGTGAGGCTTCTGGAGTCGGTAGAACGCAGTATAAGACTTGGTTGAAGGATGATCCTGAGTTTGCTAAGAGATTAGCTGAAATCGAGCCTGAGGAGATAATGCTTGACTTTGGCGAACAGAAGCTAATGGAGAGGATTGCTAGGGGTGATACCTTAGCTACCATGTTCTTACTGAAGACAAGAGGCAAGAGAAGAGGATATATCGAGAAGACTGAGGTTGCTCACGAAGGAGATGTTGTTAAGCAAATTACAGTCAACGTAGTTAAACCGAATCAAATTGGAGATATTATGAAACAAATAGACGGAGATGAGCACAAAGCGTTACCAGAGGGTGAGATAATCAACTTTGATACGCAAACAGAGCCAGGAATGGTCGTACCTGCTTACAAGGCAGGAGAAAGTGATGAAATCCCACTTTATAACCATGATAACGGTGAATTATTAGATATTAATGAAGATGGTGAATATGAGGAGTAGCTACAATGCCTCTATTTCGCATTTTAAGGCGATTCTACGGCTTTTAACCCTATGTGTAGTACTATGTATCCATTTTGGGATTGAAAGGCTTAAATGGGGCTTAAAATAGCAAAGTGCATACACCCCCCTACCTTCCTATAAAACCAAAAGTTTTCTAATGGTAAACTTCCATCCTATTTTTTAAAATTTTTCCTATGAACGTCACCACAAACGTAGTCTTTGAAATACTGCAAAACTCTACTAAGAGAATTTCCATCATGCAAGGAGGAACGAGATCAGGTAAGACCTACAATGTACTTACATGGTTTATTGTTAAACTGCTTCAAGAGAAAGGAAAGACGCTGACAATATGTCGTAGCTCGTTACCATCCATCAAAGGTTCGGTAATGCGTGACTTTATTGAGATTTTGTCCAAATATGGTCTTTATAGCGAGGAGAAGCACAATAAGACCGAAAACATCTACTTTTTGGGTGGGAATGTCGTAGAGTTCGTTTCTACTGACCAACCTCAGAAGATTAGAGGGCGAAAGCGTAATTATTTGTTTATAAACGAGGCGAATGAGGTAAACTACGAATCTTGGATGCAGTTGTCCCTCCGTACAACCGAAAAGATAGTAATTGACTATAACCCTTCGGATTACTACTCCTGGATTTATGATAAGGTAGTTCCTAGAGAAGATGCCGACTTTACGATTACTACTTACTTAGACAACCCTTTTTTAGAGAAGGGCATCATTGAGGAGATTGAGAGGCTTAAAGCAGCCGACCATGAATATTGGCGAGTTTATGGTTTAGGGGAGAGAGCAATATCACAAGCGACCATTTATACGCATTGGAAACGTAGAAGGAACTTTCCTGATGGCGGAGATACGTTTTATGGGCTTGACTTTGGATTTAACAACCAAACAGCCCTTGTTAGGGTCAAGAACTTTGATGGCGAGTTATTTGTAGACCAATTAATCTACGATACAAAAATGTCAACCGCTTTACTAATCGACAGGATGCGTTCTTTAGGGCTTGATAGGAACTCGGAGATATTTGCTGACCCTGCCGAACCGAAAACCATTTCTGAGGTCAATAAAGCAGGATTTAACTTGAAGAGTGCCGTTAAGGATGTTTATGCAGGAATCAACAAGGTAAAATCTTTTCCTTTGCATATAAGGTCTGAGTCTTTAGATTTACTTGATGAGATTAAAAACTACAAGTGGAAGACCGATGCGGATGGCAATACACTTGATGAACCTGTGAAGTTTCGAGATCACTTAATGGACTCTATGAGGTATGCCATATACACAAAATATGCGAAACCTAAAAGAGGGTGGGTTGTATAGCATAAAAATTTGTTACTTTTGTAAAAATAATATATAGCGTGAATTTAACGGACATACTAAAGGCAGCTAACCCTTTTCAACAGAAGGCAGCTCCAAAGGTGACTTTTAACAATCCTTTTACTGATTTCGGTGGATTGATTGGCGGAAGAACACTTTATCCAGAATTAGACCAGCAAAAATTTGTACTTGACTATAAAAACAATAGTGAGGTATATGCTATCATCAAACGTATCTCTAAAACTATTTCTACTGTTCCTTTCTATGTTTATCAAGTAAAGAACAAAAAAGA